CATGGTATAGAACCTACTGAATCCCATAAGAATAACAAGTCATGAGGTAAGTTACCTTTCTTTTGCTCATCTAAAATGTCAGCGATAAATGCTGCTACATCCTCAATTGAATTTAGAGTTGATCTGTCAACATATAAGAAGAAACCACTATAGTTTAATACTTCTCCTGTTGCTTCATCAGGAACAGCTTCACAACTGAATCCCATTTTTTGAGCGTGAGCGAAATCCCATTTCATCTCAGTAATAATGAATACAGGTAACACTCCCATTTTTTGGGCAGCTACTGCTGCTTCAATCATTAAAGTTGTTTTTCCTGTATCCGATCCACCTCTAGCAATTGTGATATGACCCATTGGTATACCAGGAATTGAAAGTGCATCTTGTACTGCAGGTGAGAATGGAATCCACTTCTGCGCTTTAAAATTTGATGATTGATCTAGTTTTTTAGTTTTCTTAAACTTATCAAGATCAAATGTACCTTTAATAGCTTGAGAAACACTAGCGTTTACGCTTTTTGCTGTTTTAGCCATTGTTTAGTTATTTTTGGAATAATTCATCAAATTCATCTTCATCAAACCCTTTTTTCTTAGTGTTAAGAGTGTAGTTAGTTTTAGGTGCTTCTACTACTGGTGTTTCAGCGACTTCTTCAGTTGTTTCTTCACCACTGTCTTCACTTGGTTCTAACCATTCCATTAACATGGTTTTCATTTCATCAAACTCATACTTCTTATAAAGTGAAAGTACGTCTGGTTGTTCTGAAATCCATTTTTTAATCAACTCATTATCTTCTGATAATGGTGATGTTTTTGGTTTGATACGAATAGATGATTTGTTGAATTTAGTACCTGTAACTTCAGGTCCAACTGTATCAACTGTTAAGTCTCTACCATCCATAATGTCTGTGTAATCTCCGATATCATCATCTTCAGCAATACCTAATAGTTCAAGATACATTTCCTTACCAAATTGCCACATGCGAACACCTTTGTCTTCTTCGCCTTTAACAATTACAGGAACAAATACTCTCATTTTAGGTTCAATCTTTTTAGCTAATGACCAATTTTCTTTGTCACTAGTTTTACGTAGTTGTTGTGCAAATTCAACAATTGGATCTTTTTCACCAAAGTTAGTTAATGACAACATGGTTTTGTTTCCAATACCATAATGGAACATTACTTCTTTGAATGGATTTGATTTGTTGAACTTAGATGGAACAATACGAATCACTGATTTGCCTACTGGTGGTATCCAGAAATTTTTAGCACGGTCGTCATTCTTGGCGCCGCCTTTGCCTTTGTTTTGCAACGATTGCATACGTTGCTTAATTGCATTTAAATCCATGTTATAACTTTTATTGTTTAAATTGTATATAGTAAATATAGCATCAAAATTCTTAGATGCCAAACTTATTTCCATCTCCATGTAAAACCTCTAGCTATTTTTAATTCTCCACGACAACACCTTCCTATATTATCATTATAATAACCATACATTTTTACAGCGGCATGTTTAGATGATTCCCATTCTTTAACAAATTCTCCTTGTTTAGTGAATTGAAGAACTGGTTTTCTTATTTTGTTAATAAATTTAGCTGTTTTAGGTCTAGAATTAGCTTTAGTCATTTTTTGTTTTGATGACTCTGAGAATTTGCGACCTAAAAGACGTTTACTTATTTTTTGTTTAGTACTATCAGTATGATATTCAGGACCGCCTCCACCTTTTTTGTTAGGATTCATTATAATAAATCCCCATTGTCTAAATTGTTCTATCCAATATATTTCTAATGGCGTCCAATCTTTACGATCTAATGAATGTATTTCATCAATATAATCAAAGGTAATTTGAGGACCAAATTTAAATTTATGGTCCTTTTCACGGGAATTGTTTTTAGTCTTACCTATATAAACTTTATTAGGATTATTATCTATATTAGTAATTAAATATATTTTAGTGACATCTGTCATCTATTATAAATATCCCCGTGTGTTACGAAGGAGGCCATTTATAACTTAGAGATTAACTATCTTGTAAATAGTTGTTTCCAACTTACGAAGATCAGGGCCATTAGTGAGTAAAATGGTGTTTTTATAATCATTCCATTCTACTTTGTAATTAGGATCAGCATAACCGTTATTCAATGTTTTGATTAAAGTATTCAAAGCATTAATTGTATATAAAGTATTTGACTCTTTTTTGCGATGCAATAAGATAGTATTAGGCAAAACTGAGGTTGTGCTCAGATTTCCTGGATCGATGTTGTAAGTACAAATGAACTCATCACTATCTTTAGATTCTAAGATGAAAACCTTATTATATAAGATGTTATAACGTCCAGTTATAGTTTCAAGCGTTTGCTCTATGTCTTCCTTCTTTGAGAAGGTTGCGAATAACTTGTTTGCCAATTCCTCTATTGTTAAATTCCAGGTCATAAATATGTTATTTTTTTATTAAAGCGCCATAATTCTCGCCAACACTCATACGAGTTGGAAAACCATCAGCTTCTAGTTCTTGTTTAATTTTTGGTAATAATGTTTTAACGTCCTCCTTAGCCACATCTAATAGAATTGAATCGTATGTATATAATACTATTTTAGTTTTTTTACCATCTAATAATTTTAACACACGATCTAATGTTAATGTATTATAATATGTTTCGTATGCCTGGATTAGATAACTTAATATTTTATTTTTATTTGGATTTTCTATTTTAGTTTTATAGATATTAGTTCCCCATGGTAATTTTAATCTATTTGTAGAGTTAAATTCTTCCCATTGGCTTTCTAACCATTCACTTAATTTAGCGAAAAATGGAAACCAAGCATATTCGTCTCTAATACCACCATATAAATTTTGAAACATTATTTCTTTAGGTACTTCATCATATGGATCAATTTCAAAATCATACCCTATAGCTTTACCAATGATGCGGGGATGATAAGCACTGTAATCAAATTCAACAAACATGTAATTATTTGGTTCAAATGACTCACGCGGTACACCCTTAGGAAGTGCGGCGAAATTAACACTATTAAAGGCGTTTGACGGACGATAAGTTAAATTATATAGATTGTATTGAGTAAAAACTGTATTCCCGTAAATCGAATTATCTTTCCAAGTTACTTCAAAATGTTTATTAAATTTACGTGGATCAATGCCTATACCATTTTTTTCAATTTGATAAAATACATTAGTGAAATTATAATTTAAAAATGTACTAGCTACTTGCCATTTAGAAATTAATCCTCTTTCTTTTATATTCCTGTGTATTTTTTCCCATTTCTCATAATGTTTAGGGATAGGAATAAGTGTACTTAATTCTTGTATATAATATTTTTCACGATTGAAATCAATGTGTACTTTAGTATCAAATTGTGATTCATCTATGTAACTGTAAAAATTTACATCAATTAAATTATGTCCTGGTAGAAAATACAAATGGAATTTTTTATCTAAAACATAAACTGTGTTAATGTTAGATATAAATTCCTTAACTGTTTCCCAATCTAATTTAAATGCTTCACTATGGTCGATAGGTAATATATAACCTTTTTCTCCATCATTATAATATACTAAACATGGTTTAGTTAGAGATGGATGGCGATTATCATTTGTAGTGATGATATTAACAAAACACTTATCATGTTCTGGTTTACCTAGATAATCTAATTGTTCTTTTGTCTCTATTATATAAAACATAACCTTTATTATTAGGTTAAATATATAGTAGAGATTTTAGGACACCAAACTTAGATATTATTTAAATACATGTTCCATCACCAGCTGTTAATACTGGGTTTACAGATCCGTTTATTACAACATTAGAGAATGTCATGCTATTAAATCCAGTTAATGTGTTATTACAATATACATTATAGTCACTATCAACTAAAGATATATTTTGTCCTGATATAGTAGAACTATATACTACTACTATATCATATGTTCCTATTTGATTTGTATCAACAGTTGCACCATTGCCTGGGACGTTTGGATCTACTCCTGTAACATTTGTCACTCCAACACCATTCACTGTTATACTAGATAAGTATATTTCTACATCTAATGATATATTAGTTGCTATTTGTATTGTAACTGTTGAAGCTGCTGGTGATGAGCTAGGACATGGTGTAGGATCAGGTGTAACACTAGGTGTAACACTAGGTGTAACACTAGGTGTTCTAGTTGGTGTTGGGGTGAATGATGGTGTAGGGGATGGATCTTGACTACATGTTGAACCTTGTGTTAATGTTATATATGGACTAGTAAAGAATACTGTACCTTCTCTAGCACAAACATATCTTTGGTATCCATTAACTACTGAGCCTTCTCTAAATGTTCCTCCACAATCTATATAGCTAAAGTCATAAGCATTTCTATTTGAAGTGCCATCATCAGCTGATAATTCATATGTGTAACAAACTATAGGAGGTGTTGTAGTTGGTGTTATACTTGGAGTAATACTTGGTGTAACACTTGGTGTCACACTAGGTGTAGAGGTACTTGTTGGTGTGATAGACGGAGTCACACTAGCAGTTCTAGTAGGTGTTATACTAGGTGTTGGTGTATTTGAAGGAGTTATACTTGGAGTTACACTAGCAGTTCTAGTAGGAGTTATACTTGGAGTAACAGTATTACTTGGAGTAACACTAGGTGTAGCTGTGTTACTTGGAGTAGCTGTTATACTAGGTGTAGCTGTATTAGTTGGTGTAATACTAGGTGTTCTAGAAATACTAATACTAGGTGTTACACTTGGTGTAGCTGTATTAGTTGGTGTAACACTAGGTGTAGCTGTGTTACTTGGTGTTGCAGTAATACTAGGCGTAGCAGTGTTAGTAGGTGTAATACTAGGTGTTCTACTGATGCTAATTGATGGAGTAGTACTTGGAGTAGATGTGTTAGTAGGTGTAATACTAGGAGTATTAGAAATACTAATTGATGGAGTTATACTTGGTGTAGCAGTAATACTAGGCGTAGCAGTGTTAGTAGGTGTAATACTAGGTGTTCTAGAAATACTAATACTAGGTGTTACACTTGGTGTAGCTGTATTACTTGGAGTAACAGTGTTACTTGGTGTAACTGTATTTGATGGAGTAATACTTGGAGTAGCAGTGTTACTTGGAGTAACAGTATTACTTGGTGTAGCTGTTATACTTGGTGTTATACTCGGAGTATTAGATATACTAGTTGAAGGTGTTATACTTGGAGTACTACTAATTGAAATACTTGGTGTTACACTAGGTGTAGCTGTATTACTTGGGGTAACAGTATTGCTTGGTGTAACTGTGTTACTTGGAGTAATGCTAGGAGTATTACTAATTGAAGTACTAGGTGTTATACTTGGAGTACTACTAATAGAAGTACTTGGAGTGATACTTGGAGTAGCTGTTATACTTGGTGTAACTGTGTTACTTGGAGTGACAGTGTTACTAGGTGTTATGCTTGGAGTATTAGATATACTTGTTGATGGTGTAATACTTGGAGTACTACTGATAGAAGTACTTGGTGTGATAGAAGGTGTCGCACTAAAGCTAGTACTTGCTGTAACACTAGGAGTAGTACTAATACTAATACTTGGTGTCGCAGAAGGTGTAGCAGTATTACTTGGTGTAACTGTTACTGTTGGAGTGAAACTAATACTTGGAGTTATACTTGGAGTAACACTAATACTGATACTTGGTGTTGTACTAGGTGTAGATGTTAAACTTGGTGTTATTGAAGGTGTTGCTGTTATACTAGGAGTAGCAGTTACACTTGGAGTCATAGATACACATACTCCACTTCCTACAACAATAGCATCTCCTGTACCATGACTTCCACTAACTATTAAATAATTTCCTGATGCTATACCTGGACCTGTTAAATAGAATGCATCTAATGAACTTCCTACTAATGTTTGAATTTCAGCTATAGTCCATTTATCTGTTCCATTTGGTACTTGATATAAAAATTCTCCTATTTCTAGTGGCTGATCAGCATCATAAACTAATATTTGTATTGTTGGATTATAACAAGTATTATATGAATTATCAGATATGTAATAGTATTCTCCATCTAATGGATTAGAAGTAGAAGGTGTTACTGTTACTGATGGTGTTGCAGATACAGTAATTGAAGGTGTTCCACTAGGTGTAATACTTGGAGTTGTTGTAGCTGTTATTGATGGAGTAACAGTATTTGTTGGTGTTATTGAAGGTGTTAAACTTGGTGTTTCACTAGGTGTGATACTTGGAGTAACTGTATTACTTGGAGTTATAGAAGGAGTAATACTTGGAGTAACAGTGTTACTTGGTGTTATACTAGGTGTGACTGTAGAAGTTACACTTGGTGTTGGTGTTTCACTAGGTGTAGCAGTAATACTAGGTGTGTTAGATATACTAATAGATGGTGTTGTTGAATTTGTTGGAGTAATACTTGGAGTATTACTTATACTAATACTTGGAGTAGCTGTAGTGGTAGGTGTTAATGATGGTGTTCTACTTACACTTATAGATGGTGTTGTAGAGTTTGTTGGAGTAATACTAGGTGTATTACTAATAGAAATACTTGGGGTAATACTAGGTGTATTACTCATTGTTGGAGTAGAAGTTACAGTTGGTGTAACACTTATACTTGGTGTTTCACTTGGTGTAGCTGTAATACTTGGAGTAACACTAATAGAAATACTAGGCGTTATACTTGGAGTAGTAGATATACTAATAGATGGAGTAATACTAGGTGTGTTACTTATACTAATAGATGGAGTAGCACTAATAGAAATACTAGGAGTAGCAGTTATTGAAGGTGTGTTACTGATAGAAATACTAGGAGTAGCACTTGGTGTTTTACTAACACTAAATGATGGTGTTAAACTAATAGTAGGAGTTATACTAATAGTAGGTGTAATAGATGGAGTAATACTTATTGTAGGTGTTACACTTGGTGAAGGCATTTCAGCTATGCTCATATCTATTTCTTCACGAATAGATCCAAAATCCACTATTTTTGGTCCAATAGATACTAAATTTGATATTACACGAGTATATTGTAGAGGATCATTTAAATAAATAGATAAACCTGGTATTGTTCTTTCAGCGTTTTGGATTGATCTTAAATTAGTATCTTTAACTCCAGATTCAATTCTAACGTTGTTATCATATATGTCATTTAATGGTCCTACTAGTTTCCATATAATCTCAACTACATTGTAAGAAATAATAGCAACACTATTATTGATTATTCCATCATATGTTGCTCTACTTATCTCAACTATATAAGGAGATACTGATGCTTTTAATTGAGCAAAGTATCTAGTAAAATATTTTAAAGCGTAATTAGATTCTGTTGGTGGAATATATTCTCCTGTAATTAAAGGAGTATTTAATAAATCACCAAACCTTTGAGTAAAACCTCCTGATATGACATTATTTTTCAATAAAAAGTCACTACTCATAGGTGTGTCAGATGTCACACGGGTTAGAAGTATTGATGTGGAAGTATGATTTTCTCCTGTCCAATAATTATTATTTTTATCTTTATGATAAAAACCAGAATAAGATTCATTAGATGCGGCGGTAACAAAGTTTCCACCTTGATCGTATCCTCTCTCTATAATATATGATTCTGGTATGAACATTATTGTGGTTTTTCAAATCTAATAACTCTGAAATTAGCTGTGCTAGTACCAACACCACCACTTAATAGTGGTCCCCCATAAATACTTAATCCAGGTATATAATTATTAGATGCGTTTGCTTGTAAAAGATTATAAAATGTTAAAAATAATTGATCAAAAGAATTAGCTGGAAATAAATAGTATGTTGATAAGTCTGTACCATCATTTGCTATTTGATAATCATCCATTGATGTATTGACATGCAAAATAGCAGTATTTATTTTACTATTATCAATATGATCTATTTTTGATATTTGATTAGATGAACTTCCTATAGTTGTAGATGCTGTAAATGTTTTTATGTTTATAAAACTTTCAACTTGTCCAAAATATGTTTTACTATAAGCATCTTTAAGTCTAGTGATATCATTATCTCCTCTGTTAACAGCATCTATATTTCCATTAGAATCTTGTCCTAATAATAATCTACTAACAGTTTGATATAAGGATGAAGAACTACCACCTCCAGAAGGTGTTATAAAAGTATTATAATCAGCAGGAAAGTTTGGAGCAGTTCCTCCATATCTAGAAAGTGCTACAGCATGCCAGTTTCTTAAATAATATTCTATAGATGCTGTATCATAAAGAAAATCTAATATTTGTCTAATATAATTACCTTTTTCAGTAGCACTTGCTCCAGAATTTAAAAAATTATTTATACCTAAACTAAATTGTTTATATAAATCAAAATCAAACTCTGGTTTTTTATTTCCTGTTCTTCCAGAATTATATTTAGAAATAATATAAGTATATTGATTAACCATATAGTCAGCTATAGCACATAATAGATATCCATTTTTTGCTTGGTCAACCCTAGCAGCTGATATTATTGATTTTAGTCTTGTTTTATCAACAATATATTTGTCTGTTATCTTATCATTATCTAATAAACAAATTTGAGTTCTTACAGTTGTAGTCCAATCATTATTTTGTAAATTATGATTAATACCTGTTATAATAAATCCTAAATTTTTGTTATAATAATCTCTAGGCAATATTGATTTATCAATAGTGAAAATTTGTCCTATAACTAAACCACCTATACCATCAAGAGTAATTTCTAATTCAAAAGGAATTAAAGCTTTAAAATCAACATCACTTCCATTTAATTGATAATGCATTGTTTTTAATAAACTACCAG